AAAAAGAAAAAGTAGAGGAACTTCCGCCGGAACTCTTCCAGAAACAAGTTGTTGTTTATACCACAGACATTTCCGATATCGGTATGCCAAAAGTTGACCGTAATCGAATTAAAGAGCTTATCGATACTAAATTCGGGCAATTGTCCGAAAAAGAACGTCAAAGGCTTTATCAAGAAGCCGATATCATTCCATTTAAAGCATTTCCAAATGAACAGGAGAACCCGCGTAAATCTTGATGATTCAAATTTGGAAGTGCGATTTGCGAGCAAAGTAAAAATGCTAGTAGATTTGATTGCTCCCAAAGATTTGTATTTAGTTGCCGGCCGTGCCACTGCAAAAACATCTGATATTGTGGCGGAACGTTCCAAGGCAATTATTTATGATATGCCCCGGAGTTATCAGTTGTTTGTTTCTGATACCTATCAAAATGCCTTGACTAACGTTCTTCCGGCACTCATAGAAGGCTGGGAGCGTAAAGGATGGCGGGATGGAATCCACTTTGTGACAGATGAACGCCCGAAGTATGGAAAAAACTTTTTAATGCCTTACAAGCCTCCTTTGAAGTTCAAGCATACTGTTTCAATTTTTAATGGAACGTTTTTCAATTTAGGAAGTTTAGACCAGGCTTCCGGATTAGCCGGTTCATCGTATCAACATCGGTATGGTGATGAAGCTCGATTGCTGAAGAAGAAAAAATTAGACCGTTCCTCTCCGGCTTTGCGTGGTGAATTTGCTTCTTTTGGACATTCTCCTTACTACATGGGAAATACGTTTACAACTGACATGCCTAATTTGTTGTTGGGGGATGATGATTGGATTTTGAACATGGAAAAGGAAATGGACCAGGAGCAAATTGAATTGATTTTGTATGCAGCCTATGTTTTGAATGATATTAAGCGGGAAATGATAGCCAATGAACAAATAGGGGTGATTTCTGAACGTGCCCGATTAGAAAAAGCGTATCGAATTTGGAATGAAATTTGGATTCGTGCCCGAAAAGATTCTACTTTCTTTTATGCTGTTTCATCGTTGGTGAATGTGGATATTTTAACGGATGGGTATTTCAAAGCAGTTTTAAAGTCATTAGGGAACGAAGAATTTAAGTCTGCGATTTTGTCTTTCAAAGTACAGGTTTCTCAAGGAGAGAAATTTTACTTTGCTTTAGGCGACCATCATTTTTATGACGATGGAGTAAATAATGAATGGTATGATCGATTTAAAATAAAGGATGAAATTTACGGAAGCAGCGAAGCTCTGCGATATGTTGACACAAATTTAAAGCTCGAGGGCGGAGCGGATTTTGGAGATATGTGTTCGTTAATTTTAGGGCAGTCAAGGGGAAATTATATGTATATTCAAAAAGAATTTTACTCGTTGGCTCCTGAGAATGAAGTGCAATTAGGAAAGCGATTTGTAGATTTTTACAGAAACCATAAATACAAAGTGTTGGATTTGTATTATGATCGTTCGGGAAATCAGAATAAGCAAACCAAACGAGATTGGGCGAGTGCCATTAAAAAAGCGATTGAATATGTGGATGGTTCCAGCACCGGTTGGGTTGTGAATTTGATGTCGGAATCTCAGGGCACAATTTATCAGGAGCAAGAATATCAATTTGCCGGAAAATTATTGTCGGGAAGTCATCCGGAACTTCCAAAAGTTTTAATAGATCGATTTCAATGCAAATGTTTAAAATCTTCTTTAGAACTTACTAAGACAATCATCAAAACAGATAAATTTGGTTCGAGAACAATTCATAAAAACAAATCGTCGGAAAGTTTACCGCTAAAATCAAGACCAATGTTTTCTACTAACTTTAGTGATGCGTTTAAATATTTTATTTATCGAAGATATCTTGTAGAAAAAGTGAATGCCAATGGTAGCTATATTGGCATGGAACCTGGTGTGGTTTAGGTTAAAATAATTATCTTTGGATAACTTAAATGCTTCAAAATGGAAATAGATAATAATAGTTCTAGTAAAAGCCCCGGAATCGTTGCACCTAAATTGAATTTAAACATTCTGCTACGTGAAGAAATATCAGAAGAAAGATATGATCTTCTTCTCAAAGAGATTAAGAATAAATATCCTGATTTTGATGACTTAGTTATTTTAAGTTTTAAAACAACGACAACTACTTGTCATTTTGATAAATTTGGAGAATATTGTGAAGGATATAATTATGGTGAGTCATATGAAATGTATAAATATAAAATTACATTTAAAAGAGTATTAGGAGGCTTTGATGATTCAAATTTATTTCATGTATTTAATTAAAAATAAAATTTCAGTCCCGCCCGCTAGGGCGAAAAAAAAAATGAAAATAAGAAACCCCTCTTTCGGAGGGGTTTTTATTAGTTAGCATATTCTAAAATTGAATTAAATAAAACCTTGTCGAGTTTTTCTTGTTGGTCGAATGTTTTCTTTAATTTGGTGTGCAAAAGTTCGTTAAAGGCATTGTATACGTGCCATAAATTTGCATCCTCTTTAAAAGTTCGTTGTTCCTTTTCAATAATTTCAATTACTGTTCGTGCGTTCAAACTTGGTAAGGGGTTTTTTTCTGAACATTCATATTTAAAAAGCTTTGTTTCTTCGGCTAATCGTTGAACGATTTCTTTCGGGTCAATTATTTTAAAGTCGGCTAAAACTTCAAACTTTTTCCGAATCTCATAAAATTCATTTTCCATGAATTGATTAATCGTGTTATAAATAGCGGGTAAAACCATCTCTTTAATATTTCCTTTATGACGTAATGAAAAACCGATATCGGTTTTGGCGGTGTGTAGTCCGTTACTACAAACCTCACGGAAAAAACCAAATTTCCCTGATGTTTTACAACTGCCGTCGTATGAATTTGTAAAACGTAACATCGGGCGGATTTTGTCGGCTCCGTTTTTCACGTTTACACAATATCGGTCATCGCTTAAAATGTAGTCAACTGCAAAGCTTCTGTTTTCTCTGTTAATACTACGTGTAATATACCGAATGTCTGATAAAGTTAACATTTCTTCTACCTTATAAAAAAAGTCTTCGTTCGGAAGGTGTCCGTATGAATTTGAAACAAAATTTACTATTCTGTTTTCTGATAATATTACCTTATCCAAACCCTTACGGCTTGGATAATCTGTAATATTGCTTATAGGTAAAATGGCGTTTTTTACAAAAATGTTGTCGTTTTGTAAAGGTTTGTTTAAAAAAATACTTTGTGTATTCATGGCTTATAGTTTTTGAATGATTAATAAATTGTTTGATACTGACACCGTTACGGCATCCCCTATGTTAAAACCTGCTTCTTTCACCCAATCCCCTGAAATTGTTAATTTTGGTCTGAAAATTGGTTTTTCAAATTGTGGTTTAAAATAGCTAGACGAAACCGTTAATTTTCGTATTTTAGAATGTGTACTCATAAAAATCGGATTCTGCGTTAGTGTCTTGGATGAATAGTTCTGCAATCGCTACGGCTTTATTAAAAGCGTCTTTTGCTTGGCTTCTAAAGTGTGCGTAATCATCCCAATTAAAAAGAAAGGAATATCCTCTTTCCATTAGTTCCTGGCGTACTTGGTAGGATAATAAATTAGTGTTACTTTTACGGCTGTTACTCGTTGTGTTCATGGCGTGTAATAAATTTAAGTGATTAAAAACCCCCAATTTTCGACCGTTGGGGGTTTTCTTTGTTTAGATAATAAAGGTTAAAATTTCGTTCTCGGCTTCGTTCAATAAAATTGAAAGTTCATCTTTAGCCGTTTGGGTCAATCGGTCTATAACATTTGAGTTTTGAACCTCAAATTTGAAACCCTGTGCGTTTTGAAAGGTTATTTTTGCACTCGTTTTGTCGTTACCCGCATGAAAGGTTTTCAATTCTTCATCTTTTGCCTTTAGGGTTTTGTAACGGTTTGAAAGTGCTTCAAACTGTTTCATGTTGCTAATTCTGTCCTCTGCCGTTTTGGGTGGCTCGGGTTTGAATTTTTCGACTAACTTGTTAAGGTTGTCTTTTCTTTCTTCTTGCGTGGCGTTTACTTGATTTGCACCTGATAACATCCCGTTATCTTTCGCCTCTTTTTTAGGTGCGGTTTTCACTGTTTCCATAATGTCAAAAAACTTAATTATTATATGTAAATATAGTGATTTCCGTATATATACGGAAATAAAAACAACAAAAAAGTGTGTAAAATAAGGCTTTAAGCAGTAATTTATATTTATTATAAATAGTATAAAAACATTACAAAAATGTTTAAAAATCAGACTTTAAAAAAAATAAAAAAATAAAAAAGCGTTGAAAATCAACATTTAAACCCTACTTAAAAAGGGATTAAATTGATTTTAATGGCTTAAAAT